GTGCCGCTATTCGAGATCGTCGAAATGACAGGCGCTGTTAAAGTTTTATTGGTCAGCGTTTGCGAGCCAGTAGTCGTGACAATGGCCACGCCACCGATAGTCGGGGCCGTCGTGAAGTTGCTCACCGGCTCAACGACATTTGTTGCGTCGCAATATACCAACATGCGAGCCCCATTAGGAATGCTCACTCCAGACCCGCCGCTAGTCTTTACGGTAACCGCGTATCCGCCGGACGTGTTGTTGTAAACGAAATACCATTTACTCGACGTGGGGACGACAAGATTTCTGGCCGCTGTGAGCGTCCCGCCAATCGACAACACAGCATGACGCGCTTCATCGTCTGTGCCGTTAGCAGTGCTAATCGCATAGTTTGCGCTGTCGTCGTGAGTAATAGAAGCCGTCCCGGAAATGGACGATTCGATCACGTCGTATTGGGTGTTTGTCGTTGTGCCCCAGGTTCCAGTCTGCTCCCCGGTGCCAATCTTCTCAATGCGAAGCTCGCTCGTGTATGTGCTTGCCATCTAAATGCTCCTACGCGATCTCTATCCAGCCAGGGGTCTGTGAGGGTGAAACGTCCATCCAAGATGGGGTTTGAGTTGTATCCACCTCGCCCCAAATAAACTCTTCTCCAGTCGCGCCTGTAGCACTAAGGCCGTCAGGGTAAACAATAACTGACGACACGAATGTGGCTGAGCCGACTTGGCCCGTGGCTGAGGCCCCTGTCGCACTTGCAACAACCCGTAGTGCGACCGCAACGCTCCCTGGGGACCCTGTAGCGGCCTCTCCAGTAATCCCGACAGCAGCCCCCGCAGCCACCGCAACGCTTCCGACCTGCCCTGTGCCAGCCTCTCCAGTAACCGAGGTGATTGACGCCGCAGTAACAGCGACTGTGCCGACTTGGCCTGTGCCAGCCTCGCCCGTGACAGAAAGGATGTTATTGGTGACAAGGGCTTCTTCACCGACGCTGGCTGTAGCGGACTCTCCGGTTGCGCTGACTGTTGCCCCAAGGGCAACGCCAACATCCCCGACATTCCCAATGGCCGACACGCCAGAAACCGATACTGTCGCGGCAGCCGTAGTCGTAACCGATCCGACACTTGCGGTCGATCCTTGCAGTGCATTGCCTTCGCTTTGGCCGAACGGACCCTCGCCCCAACCTCGGAGAGAACTATTCCACCCTTCGAAGGCAACAACTGCATCAGTCACTACGCAATCCGGATAATGGCATTACTCGCATCAGCGGTCGGGAATTGGATCGTAAAGTCCCCCGCCGTTGATGTTTTGTCGGAACCGAAGTCAAGCACCACAACAGCCGGGTCACCTGCTGCCGTGTCGTTGTAGATCAACGCGCCACGAGCGGTAATGGTTGCTGCTGACCAAGTGGTGTCCGCAAAGTCAGTGTAAGCGGTCGTGCCAGACGTGGTCGGCGTGACGTTGGTCAGCGTGTTGCCCGTTGCAGTATAATTGGTTCCGGAGACCTCGTTCGTCGCGGTGTACGCCGTTGTCGAGGCCCCCAGGGTGGCGCTAGAGGTGTATAGGGCGCACTTAAATGTATTGCCAGTGCTGTTGGTGAAGTCGTGGGTGCCCGTTAGAAGCTCTTGCTTAAAGCTGGTGCACATTGCCTGAGTAATCGCCATCTAAAGTCTCCTGACTATTTCTGCTGCTACCGAATGACCCTCTTTCTCAAGGGCCGCAATCATCGTTGTGCGCTCGCTCTGCTGACCTCTTGCAATATAATCCGTCAATATATACCTGAGTTTTTCTTTGAACGCTAGAACTTGATCCCTTATTTCGGGCGGCATCTCCCCCGAAACATTGATGATTTTTCCCAATGCAAGGTCAGCCAGTTCTTCTGGAGAATGCCCTCGGCCAGTCGTCGTCGCCACCAAAACATTGCCAACCTCACCGAAACTCAGGCCCATCATTGGACAGGCATCCTAAACTGCCCGCTTCTATATGCGTCCATGCGGTTTTTCCCGTCGCCAAGGTTTTTCAAAAGAACGAGGCTTTCTTGGAATTGCTTTTCATAGTTTGCGATAAGGTCTTGCTCGCCCTTCATAAAGGTGTATGCCTCAATTAATGAAGCATAAAGGAGCGCCCTCTCGGCGTTGTCGCCAAGCCAAGACGTGGCGTTGTCGACGATGCTCCCAGGCTCCGCGAAGTAATGGAGCTCAACCGAATACCCGCTATCCGGCGTTGGCCCTAGGATGAAAGTATCCTCGTCGAAAATTGCGTAAAACCTAGGGAGCCCTTCGGTCGAAGCAGATGGGTATGCCTGTCTGATAAAGTTGACGTCCTTGTTGAGGAGATAATTCGAGTCCCCAGAGCCGTCAGTCACAGAAAGAGAAAATACTGACAGGAAGTCGCTAGGGGCTGTTAAGTATTGATTGCTCGCCGTCAATGTTCCGGTCGAGTTGCGGCGGATAACAGGAAGCTGGACAGCATTGCGGAGCCGCTCCTCAGCTTGCCTGATGAACGTATCGATTTGCGAGACGAATGTCGTCTCCGTGTTCGCCGTGTAATCCTTAACGGCCTGTGTCAACTGCGTGTAGTTCATCAGTGGCACCTAGTAAAAGTTTTTCCCTTAGTCGCCGCGCCCGCACCCTTCATCGTCTTCTTTTGGGGAGGAGTTCCCCGCTTAACGAGGTTGCTGCCTGTCTTGTATGAGTTCTTTGCCATTTCGGCCTCCTAGCTAGTAACAACTGTTACGGTGCCCACTGCGCCCGTCGCCTTTAAGTTGGAATGCCCGACAGGCCTCCATCCAAAAAAACCTCTGCTTCGAGCCTCTCCGGTGTCTGGGCGCGGGTCCCGCAGAGCCTGTGGATCGTGGACTTTAAAAGTACCAAGGCGGAGTTGAGGGTGGTCAACATCCTTGCAGTCCATGCAAACGCGGAGGCCATTCCTTCTTTGGTTCTCCATCTCGTACTTAAGGTCTGCCAGGGGGTAGCGGAACCCACACCTGTCGCAGAACCCAAACGCATGAGACCCTTTTGCATAATTAACCGACATCCACGTAATCCGACAGCGGAGTAAACACTAGGTTTGCTTTTTCACGATCCTCGTAGGCCGCAAGCTGGAATTGCTCTTCATATATCGCCTTCAAGGTCGGGACCCTCGACGAAAGCTCGGGCCGCTTCATCGCTATATGATAGGCCAGCCCGGCGACAAGAGCCGGGAGGAAACGGGCCGGGATGTCATAGTTGTTGGTGTTCGCGCTCCCAACATCCTCAATCCGGCGGATGCGCCAGTACACCAAAGTGTAGCTGTCGTCTGGAACAGGCCACAGAGAGATTTCCGGAGCGTCTCTTTGCCGGTCAATATATATTTCTGTAGGACGACCTTCGCTAAGCTTGTTTGTCCTGGAGGCATATGTCGATACAGAAACCCTCGTTAACGAATAGTCAGTTTGGGAAGTCGTCCCAGCCCCACTTGCAAGGCGAATAACATGCTCAGTCAGATCAATTGTGTCTCCAGGGAGTGTATAAGTCGCCGTTGAAGCGGTAAGAGCCTGGGTGCCCTCTTCAATTGTCCAAAGGTTAATCCCTTGGTTCGCCCATTCAAGGCCAAGGAGGTGCATGGACCGCCGCAGAGTGCGCAGATCGTAGCCGGATCGGAGCTCCGTCCCGGCCCGCTCGAAGGCCTCCTCCGCAATCTGGAGGATATCCATGTTATATGTGGCGGTTCCTGAAGTGGCCATTATTTAACGCTCTTCTGTCCCTTGCAGCCCCAGGCCTTCCTGCGAGCTTTCACCTTTGGTGTTCTTTTCTGACTTACAGTCCTTGCGCAATATGCGTCCCCACGCTTCGTCCCCGGATGCGATATCCGTCTATGGGTCTTCCCGCTGCTGTCCTTATACGTGGTCCCGTCCGCGTACTTCTTGTCAGCTTTAGACTGGGACATCTTCTTGCTGCGCATTACATACCTCTCCGCGCCTTCCGAGGATTGCAGCGCCTTACCACGCCACCCTTCGCCATCTTCTTGGCCTTCTTCTCATCGCCCATCAAGGGGAGGCCGACTTGATCTGCCTCATATTTCTTGATCTGTTCCCGAGCGGCGCGGTGGTCCATTTGCTGCTGTCCGAGAATATGACCAGGAGATCGTGTCTCAATGGCATAGTCCTCATCCGGGTTCCCTTTAGCCAAGCGACGGTTGAGCTTGTATCCTGGGACGCCAGAGCCCCTCTTACTCTTCTCAATCTTCTCTCGAAGTTTCTTTTCATCGCTCATCGCATACGTCCTCTCGTCTTACCCTTGACCGCACAGCCATCTCCAGCGCAACCGCTGCGCTTCTTGCCTGAAACACGGCCACCAGCTTTCATGCCGCCCTCTTTCTCATCGTCGTCCATCAAAGACAATGCCGGGGAAAAGGATTTAATGCCCTTCCCTGCAAACGGCATCTTCCCAAACAGGCCGTGCCCAGTCGCAATGCCATATGCGGGAGAGATTGTCCCCAAAAGCTTCTTGCTCATCATTTCCTCCGCTTTTTGATAGCGCCGCCACAGCGGAGCTTGTTAACCGGGGTTGCCCCCATCGGCTTCTTGACCGTGGGAGCGTGGGCACGTCCCGGAGAGGGGACAGTCGACATGCCCCTGCGCATGAGGTCCCTGGCCGCTTGCTCTCCGCCAACGGTGCCATAAAGCTGCTGGACTAGCTGGTTGTAGTTCGGGATTTGCTGGCCAGCACCTACAGTGCCGCCACCTGCGTATTTCTTTTTCTTCATGACTTGCCTCCTTTGTAGCGTCCGTTCTTTGCCCCCTTAAGAGCCCTGTTGGTGCCAGCCTTTACCTTGCGAGTATTGCCTTTTGAGTTATTCCGGGGGTTGCCATCCTTGTGGTCGATGTCATACCCGTCCCCTTTGCTGACAACGCCTTTACGCATAGCTCTGCGGCGAGCAGCATTGCGGGATGCGCGGTCCTTCTTCCGGCTCTCCGAGCTATCATAAGCCCTCTCTCGCCTTGTTCGCGCAGTGGCGCTTTTCTTAAAATCCCCACGCTTAGGCATTAATGACCCTCTGCATCGTTCCCATAATCAATCACCACTCTTCCTGGACGCGGAAATTAGCCGTCACTGTCCCGGTCCCGCTTAACGTGCGAGCGCACAGCGTCACAGGCTGCTGTTGTGGCAGGTCGATATCAAGCGCTGCTACGGCAAGAGTGTTACTCTCGTTCTTTTTCCCCGCCTCAAATACCTCAGACCAGACTACGACACCGTTGGTTAAGGCAGTGGCGCTTATGTCACTTTCTACCGCTGTTTCCGCCGCCGTGTGGTTGGTGGGCGTCTGCCAACTTGCGTTGGTGAGCGTGCCGTTGATGCGTACTTCAACAACCACATCTTCAGTGACGGGGATTACTTCCATGCCAGCAACCCTGACGGTGCGATCCAAGAACGCCGTC